ATAGTTCTTCTAAATTCGTCACCAATCACAGCAACGTTCTGTGGAATTTTCAGAGGAAGGTTCTCTTCGTAGATTCCGCTTTCGACAAACACTGATATTTGAGTATTTCTAGTGATATCGCCATAGGATATTCTTTCGTCTTCTTGGAAAGAACCGTAGATAATATCAACATCGAAAACTTCAGACAAATTGCCAAATTCAGAAGTTCCATCTAATGCACCTGTGTGTGCTAATATTTGTGCTAATGCTCCTGATGTTTCCCCGTATAGATATAGACCTTCTCTAATATCTCTACCGCGTATAGCTTCGGGTGTACCTGTTAAAACATCGCCAGTAAAATCAGTTCTCTGACCATTAGTAAAGATTAAAAATCTCGGTAAGTCTACCACGCAGGTTGGGATTCCGGTGAACCCTGAACCTCTACTAGTGATAGTAAGTGTATCAATGCTGCCATCTATTTGATTTACAGTTGCGGTTCCGAAAGCATTAGTTCCGCCGCCGCCGACAAATCTTACCGATACAAGAGTATAGCTAGAACCTGCGCCTCCTTCATCAATTTCAACGCTGTTAACATTAAATGTTACATTAAACGTAGCACCGCTACCAGGTGTAGAACCACCATTGGCGTTTGTTGCTGTAGTGTTTACTCTAACCGAACCGCTTATAACACTGCCTGGAATTACTCTATATTTTCCTGCACTAAGCTGTTTTATAGACAGTATAGGACCTCTTCCTCCACTGCCTTCGAATGCATCTACATCTAAAACTTCATATCGTGCTTGAAGACCTGTACCTCCAGAAACTGTAAGAATATCTCCGATGGCATAATTTGCACCGCCAAAATTGATACTGATTTCGTCTACGCTAACAAATGTAGTTCCCGAGAATCCAGTTCCCGACAAAGGAGAAGTACTAATATCTGTAAGATAACAGAAATTAGCACCGTCGTTATATGTTAAAACTTTTCTGTAAGGTCCTATTTCTAAAGGACTTTCATTGATGATTTCTTCAGCACGTTTTAACGCAGCTTCTAACGTTTTGTATGCATACGCTAATGCTCTACCCTGTAACGCATTTGATACACCAACTCTAGAATCCTCACCAGAAGTTGCTACATATAAATTGGCTACACTTCCAAAAGCAGAAGCGTCTACGTATCTTTTAGTAGCAGCAATTAAACCATTGTATGTTTCGTCGTCATCTGGTTCGGGATCTCTAGATAAAATCAAAGGACCAGTCATTCTACCAAATGCTGAAGTAGTTTGACCACCATCCGGATCTATCGCTTCTACTCCTGCTAAAGCTACTTTCGTGTCAGCGTACCCTTTATTAGCGGCCTCGTCGCTGGTCACAGGAGTTGCAAGGTCTTGAATACGGTATTGATTATTACCTGATTGTGCTGAAAGATTTCCACCTAACTGAGGATTTTTATCTCCAGATATGGAAGAAAACAGTGAAGATATAGTTATAGAAGACGGTGTACTATTAATATTAATACCGCTACCTTCGACTATAGATTTAAAAACTACCTGTCCGCCTTGCTCTTCGCTTACAGCCAGTACTTTATTGTCCTGGCCTTGAAACGAACTTGGAGTTTGATCTAATCCTGTAAATGATAATCTTTCACCTAATCCTAATGAACCGTAGAGTTCTCTAAAATTATCATTTACTTTTCGGAAAGCATCACGTATACTATCACCGGTACCGTCGTTGCCAAGTGTTCCAATATCTATCGATTTTCTTGCCATAATAATTCCTAAGAATATGAATTTCTAAGTATTTAGCCCAAAATTCTGTAAGCCTAATGTAAATACTTGATGTTTCTAAAAACAGAAATTGAATCTACAGAATATGTTCGAGTCAGCAAGTTAGGCAAAGAACATCGGTATAAAAGAAAAAAGACCTTAGCGGTCTTTAGATGTGATAACTGTGATCAAATTTTTAAGAGAGAACTTAAAAAAATACACAGTAAAAGATTAAGTAACAATTATTTTCATTGCTGCTCAAACTGTGATGCAAAGAAATTCGCTCAACGCAAAGGAGTGGAGCGAAAGAAAATATGGGATATGCCAGCTAGTTTAGAGTGGCCAGTGTCTAAATTCTAAAACTTTCGCCGCAGCCACAGCGGTCTCGTTCGTTAGGATTGATAAAATCAAAACCTTCGTTTAAGCCCTTTTTCAGCCAATCCATAGTCAAACCGTTTAGATAAGGCATAGCTTTAGGATCTACGAATATGTGTACTCCTTCGCTGACAAAGCTAAGATCTTCCTGCATAGGATTGTCAACGTATTCTATAGTATATGCAAGTCCGCTACAGCCTGTGGTTTTTACACCGATTTTAATTCCGTGTCCTTTGCCTCTATATTCTAGATGATGTTTTACTTTGTTAGCTGCTAACGGTGTTAGTGATATCATGTTTGGCTTTATAATCAGCTACTGCGGCTTTGATCGCATCTTCGGCTAGAATACTACAGTGTATTTTAACTGGCGGTAAGGCTAGCTCTTCGGCGATAGCGGAGTTTTTAATTGTTCCTGCCTCGTCGAGGGTTTTTCCTTTGAGCCATTCTGTAACGAGGCTCGAGCTTGCGATAGCCGATCCGCAGCCATACGTTTTAAATTTTGCATCTGTAATAATACCTGTATCATCATCGACCTTAATCTGTAGTTTCATAACATCTCCGCAGGCAGGAGCACCAACCATACCGGTGCCCACCTCCGGATCATTCTTATCAAAGCTACCCACGTTACGAGGGTTCTCATAGTGGTCAATAACTCTGTCAGAATATGCCATACTATCTCCTTATTGTTTCTTAGCAATCATGGCCTGGATTTTTTCCTGTACAATCTTAGCCCAAAACGGCTGCGGAAAATTCCATCCGATAAATGCCCCAACTGCTACCCATAATAGTGTATCTAACATTTTACGCTCCTTGTAAACGGATATCAACAACTTCCCAGTTGATGATTCTCCATATATTATTTAAGTACTTTGCCTTATCCTGTTGGTAGTCCAGTGCCCAAGCGTGTTCCCAAGCATCTATCAACAGAGCAATTTTCATATTCTTTTTATATTCGTGATTATGTATTGTGTGCAGTTTGCCGGAGGTATCCATATAGATCCAATTGGATCCTTGAGCGGCCATGAACTCTTTTTCAAAAGCCTCTTTAAACTTTTCAAAATTTCCATAATTATCTTCGATCAGGGTCTTACTGATTCCCTCTGGTTTATTAGCAGCCCTAGGTGGGGTAAGATTAGCAAAGAAAATATTATGTAACATAGCACCACCGTAGTTAAAATCCGGGTCGCCTTCACCTTTGTTGTAACGTTCAGAGTATTTGGCAGCTAATCCGTCGTAATGATATTTGACGGTATCTTCGCTCATCACAGGCTCTAACTCGTTTTTATCAAACTTGAGTTTATCTTGACGGATTTCGCTCTTGTCTTTGTTTTCTGTTATACTTTTAATAAAATGTAGCATATGCATATTTACCGTGCTAAATAAACCACAAGGAGAAAAACCTATGGAAATCGTACTTCTAGCAATCGCCGCAGTGGTAATTGGTGCTTTTGTTTATTACAATCGTTCTTCAAAAGGACTCGATGTAAACAATGATGGCAAAGTTGACGCTGCTGATGCCAAGGCTGCTGTTCAAAATGTCGTTGAGGGCGTAAAAGCCACCGCCGATGTTAACAAGGACGGAAAAGTTGATTCTGCAGATGTAGCAGTGGTAAAAGAAAAGGTCAAGACAGTTGCCAAAAAGACAACAGCCAAGGCCAAAGAAACTGTTACGAAAGCAACGACTCGCGGTCGCAAGCCAAAGGCTCAATAATCTTTTGAGCCTCTTCGTAAAGTGCAAATGAAGCTAGATTCTTAGCTTTGCTTTCGCACATTATATCGAAGTCATCCCTAAAACTCAGTGCCCATTGATTCGCTGCTGTATTCCAGTAGAAGTTTGAATGCGCTCTGAGTTTTGCTTTTTTATGTCCGCTGTCTAGTAGCGTCCGAAGATCGGGACTGATGTGTCTGGGATGGTCATTAAGATGCTCTTCCCGTGAAACACTATAATGTATGACAGGACGCACACCACGCCAGCTATCAATAATCCTTTTAACACGGTCGTCATTCGCATTTATATATTCTCCTGTGTGTATCCAATGATGGTGTATGTCTAATACTAGAGCACAATGATCGACTAGTTCTAGGCTAGAATCAATACCCCAACTAATTTCGTCGTTCTCAATAGTTAGTGTATTGCGAGCCTCTGGAGTCATGCGAGCCAACGCAGCAACGATTCCCATTGGGCCTTGTCTACCTGCGATATGAACGTTGATTTTAAAGTCTTGAAACGTTCGGCCAAATCCCATCCAGCGAGCCATGTCCACATGATATTCAAACTCCTCTATACTTCTATTTACAATATCTGGATTATCGCTAGCAAGGACAGTAAACTGCCCAGGATGAAAACTAAGGCGAACACCCCTCTTGCGAGCCAAATCCCCCACGGCTCGAAATGCTGTTTCACAATAGGCTCGGACATCGGAAGTCCGCCAAAACCAACTCCAAGTTGGCTCAGTGTACACAGGAAGGATATCGCTGCTGAGTCGTACCATTCTAAGATTTTCATCTAGTTCTCCTACTCGTTCCACAAGCAAGCGGCACGATTCAATGTTCTGTTCCATAAGGGACCAGAGTTTTTCAGTAGCCACGTCCTTAGTCTGTCTATTTAACCAGGCTACGGTGGTACTACCGGTATTGTATTTTTTACAATCATCTTTGGGTTTAATGCCGTCTACTTGATCGGAACGGTCGATCCATTTGCAGGCAAAGCCAATACGCTTGATCATTTAATGTACCGCTTTCTTAGCATCTACTTCGCACTCAACTACCCAATTATTAAATTCGGTAAATTTGTTTACTTCAACTCCTAGTCCAACGGCTTCATTTACAAAGTGCTGCAGAAGTGCATTATAAAGCTCGTCGGGCATTGTGTTTTTATCAAATTTAATTTTCATAATACAAGTATAACACCATCAGCACCAGTTGTCAACAACAAACTTGTCTCTAACGTCTTGAGGTTTTGGGTCACCGTGGAATACTGCTACACAGCAGTCTGGACTTATATTGAGATTATCCTGGGTGTCTTTGAAAAATCGTTTACCCTTTTCATAGATCAGCTCTTCTCTTTTTCGTATTTCCCACTTGTAACTTAATATCCAATCTGTGGGCCAATATTTGATTTTATTAAAACTTACTTTATAGATCCAATCTTGGTCACCTTGTAATCTTTGAGCCTCAGATGGGTTGACCATAAATTTTTCATATATTTCTGTTTGAGAACCGTGTCTCCAAGACATTACAGAACTGTTAACAATCTTCCAATTGTTGTAAAATTTTCTATTGAAATCTTGTATACCGTAAAAACCGTTACCTAGATTGGTTACTAACTTATTGATGTTAGCGTGTATGATAATATCCAAATCAAAATATAAGATTCTACCATGTACTGGTAATCGAGAATCGAACATATGAACTTTGTGCCACCAAAGTTTTTTATAAGGACCTGTCGGTTGATATATATTCCTAACTCCGTCGATAGTATGACGATCGTCAGTTAAGCAAACAAATTCATAAGGAACCGTAAGATGCCTTGCAACCATGTTACGAAGACGCTCGACATATTCTCTACCGTATCGATTACCGAATCTCACACAGAGAACAGTAACTTTATCATCTTCAGCTGAAATTACAGACTGTTGATTAATTTTTTCTGCACGTTTTTCCGCTTTAAGGCGTCTGCGTTCTTCTTTTGACAATTCCATCGATGGCCACCAATTCTTCTAATAGTTCTTTTAATTTATCTAGACGAACCATATTTGGACCGTCGCTTGGAGCATTGTCTGGATTTTCGTGAGTTTCGATAAAAACTCCAGCAACACAACCTGTAGCTACAGCAGCTCTCGCCAAGTAGGGTACCATGGTCCGATCGCCACCAGATCGTTCTCCCATTCCTCCAGGTTGCTGTACACTATGAGTGGCATCAAAGACCACTGGATACCCGGTGCTTGCCATAATAGGCAAACTACGCATATCCACAACAAGATTGTTATATCCATGGGTGTATCCTCTTTCACATAACATAATGTGATCGTTCCCGGTAGATGCTATTTTTTCTGCGACATTTTTCATGTCGTGTGGTGCTAAGAATTGTCCTTTCTTAACATTAACAGCCTTGCCGGTACTGCCTGCTGCTAGTAGCAGGTCAGTTTGTCTACATAAAAAAGCTGGTATCTGTAACACATCTGTGCCAGCACTGGCAACTAACTCTGCCTGCCAGCACTCATGAATGTCAGTCAATATAGGCATACCAAAAAGATGTTTAACAGAATTTAATATTTGTAGACCCTTTTCTAATCCAACACCTCTTTTAGTGGTTATACTGGATCTGTTAGCTTTATCGAAACTGCTTTTATAGACCAAACCGATATTAAGATCATCGCAGATTTCTTTAATTGATCCTGCTGTTTGATGAGCATGATCTTGACTTTCTATTTGACAAGGACCAGCGATTAAAAATATTTTATTCTTATTGCTGATCTCTACGTGGTTGATTGAAAATGTATGCATATTATTATTTACCAGTGTCTAATGACATTGGCAATAATGAACAGACAAGTAACTACGTGGATAACTACCCAAAACGTTTTTAGAAACAAAGCTATTCTAGCCTCTCGAATAGTGAGGATAGGCACATCTGGCCTATCCTCGTCAGTTCTGCCCATTAAATGGCCAGTAGCCCTGGCCCAGATTTTTTCTAAACTGTTCATCCCTCGTACACTGCCGAGTTTCCTGCGTGTTCAAATACTTCAGCGGATTTTAGTCTAACACCTGCACCTACTGGATAACGTGCTTCAAATACACGACCATCCGGATGCGTCCAACCGCGACCTTCTTGATAAGCAGTTAAAATTTCATTCATAGTTTTGTAAACTAATTCAGCGAACATTTCACAGCCAACACCGTCTACAATACGTAGATCGATGATGCCCATGTTTTTAAATCCGCCTTGGATTTTGTTTAGTTCTACAAATGTGCCGCGTTCCGGATCGTCTTTGCCAATGACCATAGTATGATCAAACTGCCATTCGCTCCATTCTTTAAAAGCTTTAAGTCCGCCAAAGTCCATGACCCAATTCCGATCATCTAAGGTTTCAGATTCAAAGATTAGTTTGATGCCAATGGAATAACCATGTAGCAGTGAGCAATGGCTGTGTGTTGAACGCCATTGTCTAAAACAGCATGACAGGCCTCTGTCGTTACCGTAAGTTTTTGTTGAAAGATATTTCGCCATCTCTTGCCTCCTATAAAATGCATAAGCGAGTAAGTTTGATGACACGCAGAGTATTTAAAGAGGGGTGAGCGTCATAGAAGTCCTCTATATGTATATTACACGATATTTAGTTGAAGTGCAAGGCCTTGATCGATATTCTTGAAATTCTCTATCTCCATAAAAGAAACAT